TTTCCAATCCAAGTCGTGATGTCCCCTGCTCCAATTGCTTCTGCTGCCAAAACCAGACTTTGCCCGGCCTCAGCAACAACTTCGAACATGTACTTCCATTTATTATCTGACAGCACGTAGTCGATGATCGAGCCACCCAAACTAACCAGGTTGGATATCCATCCTCCGGTCGGCTCGGGCTGGGGCTCTAATTCCAGGTGTGTCATGTCATCACTGGCGTATCCAGATTGCTCCAGATAAACAATACCTGTGAATGGTTCCTTGAACGTGATTGCAGTTTCTCCTGCTCCATTGTCAGCTGTGACAAAATTAATTGCCGATCCTGAAGCCATCTTTGATGGGTCTGATGACTTTATCTCTCCCAATAAGTGGGAATAATCAGCTGTAACTAAAGCAGATTCCGCTACATTCGGTGTTTGTCCATGGAACGCAGGCACCATTAATGTGATGTCATAGTTCACCCAAACCTCCCCGTACGACTTGGTGGTCGCTGCACTATCATTGTCCGTCACAGTCACGAAAACTGTTCCTACGTCATACAGTTTCAAATTCTCACTGAACCCTCCTCGTACCGCATGTCTGACGAATAGGTGATCGTCATAACTTAGTTCTTTGCGGCTTAGTGGCATGTTGGCCTTCATCCACACTGATGATCGCGATGCACCCAAACTGTTGAGCATTGCACTCTTAGATATGGGAGGTGGATCTGATGGGTCATAGTCAACCTGCATGATGACAGCTCCTGTTTCCAGTGTGCTGACGAAGGGCTCATAAGAAACTGACATGCTGTTAATGCAATACCGTTCATATCCATTAGCTATCTTAGACAACCATGGAAACAAACTGGTGTCACCAGCATTAATACCCAGAGCTAGAACTCCTTTACCAAATGAATGGTCGGAAGTTAAATTCTGAACAAATTCCCTATGACGAACTCTGATTGCGCCTGCTCCCGCCGGCGTTGTCTGGGGCCTCCCCCCAGACGTTCTCAAACCAGTCGCTGTTGGTGCAGCAACTCTTTGAGACCTGTTTGTTGTTCTCTTGTTATTTCGTTTAGTAAGGTATAAATTTAAAATACATGAGATACCTCAGTCTCTAGCACTCGATTACCCACCAACCCAAACCTTTCGAAGCATCATCTGCATTCTTTAGGCAGCACTCGGGCTGGCCCCCTGTGCTAAATAGCACTCTGCCTCTCGTGTTAGGCGTCTAAGTCCAGCTAAGGGTACATTGCTGTGACTTCTCCGTAATCAAAACACCGGGACAATTATGTCCATGTGCGCGCAACCTCGTGAGGTCCAAACGTCTTCCAATCGGCCATGTCCTCCACTTCACGGTGTGTACCGGGTTTACACTTTCGCCCTGTTTTCCTTCAGGGGTGACTATCAGGC